GGTTTTTCGAGGATTGCGCCCCATTTTGATCTGCACTTGCCCTGTCTTAATATCAGTGGAGTAGACAGGAATGTCTCTGCCTTCCTCTGCAAGTTGTCTAATTGCGACGGCATTTCTACCATCGGCAGTAGCTATAAGAGTGTCACCAATGATGCAAGGATTCGTTGTAACTGTGTTAAACCCTTCTTCTGCATATTCATGAGCTGGTAAATTTTTTGTAATAGTGTCCCACATCATTAATCCAGGCTCGGCTGTTTTTGTTGCACTATCTACAATAAGCTGCCACAAGCTATTTGCGTCAATCTCCTTAGTCACTTTTGGCTCATTCGAATCTACTGGAAACTTAAGAGTGAAACTTTCTTTGTTTTCTACAGCTTTCATAAATTCATCGCTAATTTTAACTGATATATTAGCACCTGTAACTTTTGATAGATCATGCTTCATAGTTACAAAATTTTCAATATCTGGATGACGAATATCTAAAGTTATCATTAAAGCGCCGCGGCGACCGTTTTGCCCTATCATACGACAAACATAGCTATAAAAATCCGCAAAGCTCCAAGCTCCGCTTGTTGTTCCAGCACTATTAGATACATGCGTACCTTCTGGTCTTAAAGTAGATATGTCAATACCTACGCCGCATCTTCTTTTAAATAAATTAGCTAAGTCTTTTCCACGGTTTACAATTGAACTAATGTCATCAGTCGGCTGTTCAACAACTACGCAGTTTGACAAACTTACTACTGCATGATTATTACCAATACCGTACATTGGAGAGCCCTGGGGGATAACATATTTAAAGTCTTTTAATAAACCGTAAATTTCATTTTCTGATAAAGCGTTTTCTTTAAACTTTTTTTCTATTCTAGAGAATTCGCAAGCTAATCTTTTATGAAGATCATCAGGAGTTTTTTCTAAAAAGTTGTTATCTTTATCTTTTAGAAGATATTTTCCAACAACAGCTGACGATGCTAATTCATCTCCACCAAAATATTCCTGCGTCTCTTTTAAAACTTCATCATACGACCAAGAAACTCCCATTATAACCCTCTCACATCTTTCCATTTTTCTCTTAGTTTAGATTTCATATCGCTTTCATCTTCTTTAAGCGCTTCATTTAAAGTTAAATGATTCTCATCTAATATATCAAATTTTGACCTTGCTGTATCTATTGATATTGGAAACAATAATCCATCTCTTCCAGCGCGATTTTTAGCAACATAAAGCCTTCCAGTTCCTCCAGCTTTTTCTGTTGCTTTTCTTGATAAAGATATTACTACGTCCGCAACCATAGCTTTACCATAAGCCTCCGACATGTTCTCCAAACCGACAATATCAGAATTAGCTGAGTCTCTGTTTGCTTGAGACGCTGTCCAAACAGGTATGTTCATTTCCATAGCAAGGTTTCTTAATTCTTCATAAACTAATTTAAGCTCATGGCGCAAAGAATCAAATGATCTAGTTGATCGCATAATATCTGCATAATCTACTATAATTACGTGAGGTTTAAAATCTTTTAACAAAAGTTTATCTAAATGGTTTTTTATAGTCACAACGCTTGCAGATCCAGTTGGATATTCTTTAATAAAAAGTCTACCCAATTTTTTATCTTCATAAAAGTTTTTTACTTCTTCTTTTCTATTAACTATTTCATTGCTTGGCACATTTGTTAAACAAGAGTCGTATCTAATTCCAACCGACTCTTCAGAAAGCTCGAAAGTATAATGTACGACATTTTTTCCAGCGGCCATGGCATTAGCACCCATTTGCACTAGCCAGTGAGATTTACCCACGCCGGTGTTTGCAGTTACAACTCCAATTTCTCCCTTTCCTAAACCGCCTCGAAGAATGTCGTGAGAATCTAATCTGGCCAAACCGGTAGGAACAACAGTTCTATTAGATTTTTTAAATCTGGCTTCCATATCTTCAAAAAAATCATGGCCAGTTGTATTGCTCATGCCCATACAAACCGCGGATTTCATAAGTCCCAAAACAGATTCAAATTTTTCTGTTGCAATAAGCTCCACTGATTGTTCTAGAGCTTCTTTAAAAGCTTGGGTTCTACAAAAATCTAATGATTTTTCTTTAACATACTTTTGATCTCCAAGTTCAGGATTAGACTTAAGTCTATGGAGAAACTCCACAACCTGCTCTCTTAAAATAATTGATGAATCATCGTTTAATTCATCTCTTACCATGGAGACTAATAATTTTAAACTAGGAAAAGATCTGTACTTATTTCTATATGCAAAATATTTTTCTGTCAAGTATTGTAAATATTTTAGTTCAAAAAAATCAGGATGCATAATTTCCATCATTTGAGAAGCATATCTTATATCAGATATTAAAGCTTGAAATATTTTTTCCTGAAAGTGTTTACCATATTGGCCGAACCACGCTTGCCCTGATTGTGGGGCTAATTCATGAGATGAATTCATTATTCACAAAACTCCTTAGTTTCCTTAGTTAAAAATTGACCTTGCAGTCATAAAAAATTTATTAGCATCAAAAGTCTTAATGCCTTCTCGTATGAGGACTCTCATAAAGTTAATTTTATTAATTTCCCTATCAACAGTATCGACTCTATAGTTAATTTTTTTAACTTGATCAGCAGAAAGATTAACAGCGTCTAAGTTCATAAGTTTCCAGTTTATTTTAGCAATTTTAGAATCTACCACTATTTGATTATAGATTTTTATTTTAGAGTTTTGAGATCTTTCGTTGCTTAATTTAATTATTTCTTCTACACTCACATATTCTTCTTTAGCTAACTCAGGAAAACGTTTAATAAGTGTACGAAAACCAGCACCTTTTATCCCTGGTAAACCATCAGAACCATCACCAATAAAGCATCTAGCAACACAAAAATTTTCTGAAGATATACCAAATCTTTCTTTTATGGATTCAGAAGTTAAAATCTTTTTTTGGCCTGGAGACCAAATATTTACTCTATTTTTTTCTAATAACTGATAATAATCTTTATCTGAAGACACTATAGTTATGTTTTCTTTTCTTAATTTATTTTTTGTCAAGTACCCTATTACATCATCTGCTTCGCAATCAGATACATAAAGCTGCGGGAACCCTGATAGGCCTAGCAACTTAGTTAATAAGTTTATTTGATAGTTCCTATTATTAACTGTATTAGGGATATCAGAACTATAAAATCTGTTTAATTTTACTGGTCGGCGACCATTTTTGTAATTCTTATAAATACTTCTTCTTCTAAGAGAGCCGCCACCTTCCCAAACAACATAAACTTTTGATGGATGAATATTGTCGATTAAAAGCTGGGTTCCTTTTAAGAAACCAACGACTCCTCCAACATGATCACCATTTTCATTAGTCGTTGGATTAGCTGCAAAGTGGCGCATGAAAAAATTCAAAGCATCAACTAATATAATATTAGAAGAAGAACTCAATTAACTATCCAAATCCGCATAAGACTCATCTCCCAAAACTGATTTAACTTCTTCATATGATTCAGTATCTAAATCTATTTCTGGACTTTGCATTTTTTTAATCATTGCCGACTCTAATAAGTCCTCAATATAGTTTTTGTACTCTTCGTCTTTCCAAATAGCACCAAAGTCTGCTTTATAAAACTTTTTGTCTGCTAAAACTTCTCCAGTAGAAGTATTTACCACAGTCAGTTTTTTCCAAGCGCCGGCGCCAGAGATTTCTATTTGATTTTCATTGACAATAGCTGGCCCGTTTTTTCTCAATAAATCAAAAACTTGCTCGTTTTCCGTAATTCCTTTTCCAAAATGAATTTCAAAATTGCAAGACCTAAACGGAGCAGAAACTTTATTTTTAATAGTCTTTGCTGAAACGTTAATTCCGATAACTTCTTTTTCTTTATCTTTAATTTGAGATCCAGCACCTAGTTTGATTCTTACTGAAGAGTGAAAAGGAATTGCTTTTCCACCAGGCGTAGTTGTTGGATCTCCAAACATTACTCCGATTTTTGTTCTAATTTGATTTAAAATAACAAAAAGAGTATTAGTTTGTCCAATCACTCCCGTGATCTTTCTCATTCCTTTTGAGATTGCTCTTGCTTGAAGCCCTATAGAATTTTGCTCGTATGTGCCATTAAGCTCTGCTTTTGGAGATGAAGCAGCAACAGAATCCCAAATAATAGTAATTGGAACATCTTTTTCCATTGCTCTTGCTTTCATAATAGTTGATTCTGCAACTGATAAAACTTCTTCTGTACAGTGCGTATCAACATAAACAAATCTTTTAGAGATATCCACTCCCAAAAGTCGCAAATTTTCTACGCTAGTAGCATTTTCTGTATCAATATAAACAACCATTCCACCCATCTGCTGAGTAGTTCTAGCTATTTGAATTGCGATGTGAGATTTACCAATACTCGGTGGGCCAAATATTTCAACAATTCGACCTTCTGGCAAACCGCCATCTCTACGATTAGAAACTATATAGTCTAATTGCTTTGATCCAGTACTTATCCACCTTTTTACATGAGTTGGCGATTCATCAGTTTCTAGATTATAAGCTATCAAAGAACCATGCTCTTTATTTAAAGACTTAATTAAGTCAGTGGTAAAATCATCGCTGCTGTTATTTTTTTTTGCCATATATACCTCCACTTGAAATATAAACCCAGCACCTTTTATGTTCACATAAAAAATAAAAAAAGGGAGCATAGCTCCCTTTTTAATAATTTAGATTTTATATTTTAAAAATCATCTTCGAGATCTGCAAAAGCATCATCCAGACTTTGATACTTTACTTCACTATCACCCTTTGATTTTGGTGCTGCTTTAGTGGTAGAAGCAGTATTACTTTTACTTGTATTAGACGCAGTTGCGGTATATGAAGTATTTCGCTCTTGATCTTCTCCATTCTCTCCTCCAATCCAAGCATTAACAATCTTTTCAAGTTCGTCATAAGACTTACAAGAATAATTTTCATCCAAATCAGGAATAGAGTTCATCCATTCCCCAGCTTTCTTTTGATCTTTTGCTAAAGGCGTTGCTTTTCCACGCGGGCGGACTTCAGTAACAGCATACATTCGGCCGGGAGGCTTTGTACAAACAACTTTTACATCTCTTCCTTCTGTAGGATCTGTAATATCATTATAATCTTCATCCAGCATGATATTAAGAAGAGATTGATATACCATTTTTCCAAAAGACCACAAGCGTACGCCCTTTTCTTCTTCACCTCGGACAACAACTGCAGCATACGTACGCATCTTAGGATAAAGCTTTTTAGCTAGTTCATATGATTCTTTAGTTCCATCTGACCTCAACTCGTTGATTAATTCTTGAATTGGATCTGGCTTACCAAACTGGTGGGGAGCTAGAAGCCCTGGATTATTTCCAATGTTATAATAAAACCACCGCTCCTTAAACGGTTGACCGTCATTATCAGGAAATGAAATAATCCTAATAACATGCTCTTCTCCTTCTTGCGGGCGCCACAAAGACCCACGCTTAGAAGAATTACCAGAAAGTTTATTTAGTTTTGCTCTAATTGCATCTAGATTCAGTGCCATTTTAATCTCCAAATTTGTAATTTTTTAAAATTTAAATCTTTAAATTCTAATTTGTTTGACTTAAGAAAGGTATATCAAAAATGTTCGAT